TACGTACATTGATGGATGCAGAAAAAATAACATTACCATCTTCTTTTCTTATTTTACCACAACCCTTTCTTTTTTCTACATTTAGAGAGAGTCAAACTTTATATGAAAAAATTAAATATAAAATACCTTTTTTATTTCAACAAGATTTTGAAAATCGTATACAAAAAAACACAACGGATGAACATTTCCATTCCTTTCCATTGATGAACAAAGTTTCTCAAATTATGTTTCCGAAAGATGATACTACATATGAATCTGTTGTCGAATCTCTTTTTCCTAACTTAAATCAATTTATAAAAAATGCAATCCCATTTACAGCTAATATTCATTCATTTTTGGAATATCTTGAATTACTAGAAATGTTTAAAATATTTCCAAATACTCTCACCAAAGACCATGTGACCGAAATAGAAAAAGTATTAAAAAAAAATAATCAAACAAAAAATGCTGAAATAGAAGAATCAAATAGAAAAAATAAACTTTTTTCTGAAGAGATTTCCTTAACAAAATATCAGTTTGATCCTAAGACCATTCTTGCTATTGATACACCTTATTCCAAATCTCTGGGAAGTCATTCTAAAAGTTATTCGGAATTTTTAAATGCTATGAGTTTGGAAGATAATATGTCTCTTTTTTCTTATACGATTCTTACTACTGTTTATGATCATATTTTAAATATGGAAGATTATATAAAAACATTTACGTTTCAACAGTCCAATTCTCTTTTTACAAATCAACAACAAAAACGACTGACTAAAAAATATACTCAACTTCTAGATTTACGAGAAGATAATGGGAAAAAAACATTAATATACGACAAAGAATTTGATAAAATTGAATATGAATCTATATTGAAACCATATGATTTGAAAACAAAATCAGAACAAGAAAAAAAAACTGTTTTAATGGAACATTTACCAAAAGATTTTGGATGTTCTTATAATGATTTGGAAAGATTAGTGGAAATCTTGTTACGTGGGAATCAAATAATTACAGAAGGAGATTATGCAGTATTATTATGGAAACAAGATGATAAAATATCCAAACGTTTTTATAAAAGGATTCAAGATCATTGGGTGTATGATATGGATGTAGACGAAACGACGAAATTTGCAAATTCTTTTTTATGTAAAATGGATTTCAAAAAAAGAGATCTTTTATCTGAATGGAAAATTCAATATTCTGATGAGAAAAAAAAATATTATTGGTTACATACACCTACAAAAGAAATATCATGGGAACCACCATCACAAATAAATGAAATCATTCCTAATTTAAAAGAAATTTTTAATGCGGATATGGATGCTATTAAATCAAATATAGAAAAAGAATTAGAAAAAGGTAAGCAACGAATTCTAAAGAATATCGATCGTAGTAAACTTTTATTAGTTGATTCTAGAGCAAATAAATTAGGTAATGAAACACTTCATACCAAAGTGTTAACCATATCTCCTTTTTTAAAATTAAGAGAAATGTTATTTCATAAATCCATTGATTTTTCAACAAGACAAAATATGACGATTCATTTTTATGAAACATATTGTCGTGAACCAGTATTAGATGCAGATATTCCAGAAAACGAATATTGGAAATATTGTCGTGAAACAAATACAAAATTGTTAGAAAGTTCTATTTATGACTTAGCTATCGCATATGTAAAAGGAAAATATACAGAAACGTTGAATCAAATATGTTCGAAACAAGGTGTAAAAGGAGACGATGGAAATACGATTGTAGATAAACATTGTGGAAATGTTTTACAAGTTATGTCATTTGTATCTGAAACATATATATTTGAAAGAGACAATGAAGACGGTTACCAAATGATCGAAGAAGATCAAATAGAAGACGATGATGATGAACAAGAAATGGAAGCCATAAAGAAAAACAAAAAAGTAAGAATACAAATATTAAAGTTTCATAATGACGATGAAAAGAAAGTTTTTTATATTATGAAACATTTGTGTTTTCATTTAGACGTAGCGGTGGAATCTATTCAAAGTAAAGTCATGAAATTTATGGAAATAGCGATACCAAAGTTGGCAAAAATTTATTCTATGAAAAAGTTTATCACCGATTATGAAAAAACAAAAAAAAAAGAATTGTCTGATACGGAAAAAGAAGAAGAATATGAAAAATATAAAATAGAATATGAAAAACATAAAAAAAAAGAATTATTCTATACAACGGTCGCTAGTGTGATTCTAGCCATACAAACAAATATTCCAAATATACAAAAACGTAAAACCTTTTCTAATTGTACGTTTTCTTTTGATGGGTATCCATTAGGAGAGAAATCGGATGTTTCTACTATTGCTTATTTTGAATGTGTGTTATTACAATCCTTTAAAAACGAATATGCTCAAGAATTAAAAAAATGTGCAGCATCGTTAACATCAAAATTGGATAATCTTTTGTTAAAATATTTATATTGGAATCCTTTTCTCATAGCGAAAAAAGAATATTTATTGGTAAGAGAAGATATATTACCTATTTCTATTCGTTTAGAAACAAGATGGTCACATTTTCAACCTATTCTTATCCCCAATAAAGAAAAAGAAAATCCTATTTCTGTTATTTCCGATGAAATACATAATGAAGTCATTAAAACTATGAAAAAAGGTCATTTTGATCAATGGAAATATTTGGCTATGTATGAAGCAAAAATAAAGACTTTTTCTCTTGGAATATGGAAAGCCATTGATGCCATTGTAAAAAAAGAAGTCCCTATTTTTACTACCTTTGCAAATGTTCCTTATTTAATGAATGCATGTTGTAATGAATCTTTACCGAATCCATTTTCTTATTTTCAACAGAAAAATGAACAAGTATTTCATTATTATAAAAATACCGAAAAGATTTCCAACGAATTAAGAAAATACAAACAAATTTTATCTACTCTTTTACTTTGTCCCAAAATCATTCCACCAAAACCAGCTTCCCATGCATTATTTTCTAGTTTTAAAGAGAGTTTATTGTATAGAACATTTATTTCTTATAGCAAATTAGAAAGTAAATATTATCCACCTCCTTCTTATTTATATCCTCTTTTTGGAAAACAAAATCCATTAGAAATCAAAGAGAATTTTCCCAAAAAAAGTTCATTAGAAGAAAAAATACAATATTTAAAAGATCATGAAATACATTTTACGACTAATAAGAAATCTCAAATGATCTCTCTTGTAAATCAACATAATAAAATACCTTTGCATACTGATCTTACAATGAATATTGAAAATGTTCTTTTGACCGATTGGGAAACTAAATTATTGACTATGAACGATATGAATCAAACTACACAAATGAACATTTGGAAATTAAAAGGTCAAGAATTATTGACGACTTTAAGAACAGAAACGATTCGTATGAAAAAAACAGTAGACAAAATAATTGGGAAACCGTTACAAGACGTATTATCTTTCATTACATTTCCTTCTTTTTGTAAAAATATTTTATATTTGTTTTGTATTTATTTCCCTTCCCGTATTTCTATTTCAAGAAAGAAATACAGCCAAATTCATGAAAGAAGTTATTGGAATATTTTAGAAAAAGACGAATTAAAATTAACTGCTTTTATAACAAAACAGGAAGACCGTATTCAGAAATTCTTTCAACCTGTATTTCAGCATTTTATGCAGCATATTGTAGCATTGGAGGATTTGAAATTATTTTATGCTCTTTTTGAACATTTTTATTTGGAGGATCCTCTTTTTCATGAATACTGTATTTATTTTGTACTTTCTTATTTCTTACAAAAAAATGTTATGTTTGTTCCGTTTCATGATCTTGAAAATGAAGAAGAAGATAATGACAATGATCAAAATAAGAGTCTCCAATCACTGGTCACTCTTTTTTTAAAAGATTCACTTCTGTATTGTAAAGAACAAGAAAATAGACATTATGAATATGAAAATATTATACGAAATTATGAAAAAGAAGCCAATATTGAAAAAGAAAAAATGAAAAAACATTTTTCGGATATTAAAGATGATAAAGAAAGAAAATTAGAAAAGGAATTGAAAAAATTTCATTTAGGTATTTTTGATATTGATCAAAAAGTATTACAAAAATACGGTAAAGATAGAGATAAAATGTTGGAAAATATGGAACCAGATTCTTCAGATAATGAAATGGATGAAGAGGACGAAGAAGATATAGAATAAAAGATAGAATAAAAATATATCGTTTTTACTTATACAATGTGGCGAAAGCTACTTCGACTTTATAAATTGCCCCTTTCTTTATTTATTTTTCTAGTATCGTTTTTTATCTTTCACTTAATGAAACCAGGGTTTACATACGAAGAAAATGGAGCTTTTAGGCAATTTGGTGTAGGTTATAAACACAAAACGGTGATTTCTGGATGGGTTGTAGCTATATTATTATCGGTGGGTTCGTACTTACTTATTTCTTATTTGAATTGTCTTAGATAGTTTAGAAAAATAGATATTTCTTATTTTAATTGTCTGAGATAGTTTAGAGTCTGAGATAGTTTAGAAAATATATATTTCTTATTTGAATTGTCTTAGATAGTTTAGAAAAATAGATATTTCTGATTTTAATTGTCTGAGATAGTTCCGTAAAATATATATAAAAGTGTTTATAAAAGATGGAAATTCCGAAACTCATTGAAGAAACAACAGGAAATTACTTAACGACCATTTTACAAAAATGTCACCAAACACGCATTGATAAATATTCTTTTTTATTTAATCTTATCATAAGTATGTTTTTTATATTTTTGATGGGATTCACTTTGTATATGTGTGCAACCAGAAAAAAAACAAAAGAGCAACAATATCAACAGTTACAAGATGATCAAAAATATATTTTAAATAAAATAAGAGAATTCAAAGAAATAAGAAAAGGTTGACCAAATAAGAAAAGGACAGATAGAAATAGAAATGATAAATATTTTTCAATAAATCAAAAATATTTTTCTAGGTATGTTATAAATAAGATGGAGCAAGATCTTGTAAAAACGAAGAAAACCGTTTCTCAGTCTAGTTTGGAAAGATTTTTAGAAAACAAAGAGCCAAATAGCCAAGAATTACGAATAGAATTATCCTTAGAAGGTGTATTAGATATGAGTATTCTTAAAAAATTTCCACAATTAAAAAATTTAGTATTTATTGATGGAAAAATATCCTATTTGAAAAATCTACCAGAAGGTCTGAAACGTATTTGGTGTAATAATAACCATTTAGAATCGATAGATCTCCCAGTATCTTTAATAAAAATAGAAATTATTCATAATAGATTAAAAGAAATATCGTTTTCTAAAAATATTCTTTTGGAAGATGTCGATATAACAAATAATTATGTAAAGTCATTAGAAAAATTACCAATTTCTATAAAATCTATACGTTGTTCTTCTAATGAATTAGTATGGGTAGATATGAATCAATTAGTAAATCTCCATACATTTATATGTAATGAAAATCGTGCTTATTTATATATTATAGGATATCAAGAAACAATTAAACATTCGGAATTGCCTTTACAATATGAATTAAAAAAAGGAATGAATATGCAAACCGAAAAGTATAAAGAACAAGTAGCATTATTTTTTAATAAAAAACAGGATTATGAAAACAAATTAAGAAACAACAAACAATTACCAAAATGTGGAGTATGTAAAAAAACAAACGGATTTGTGTTTACTATTACAAAACAAGAATATAAAGCAACATGTAAAACAAATTGTAAATGGAATATAACCATCCCAAGAGAAACATATGAATTTTTTCCAGATGTCACCGATTTCTTTCAACGTGATTCATTAGAGTATGAACAAAAAATGATAGATTTGAAAATGAAAACACTATTTCAACATGTGTCTACTACAGAAGCTTCAAAACGTTCCAAAGAATTATTAGAAGCCATTGATACAAATCATGTGTTCTTGAAAAAGTATGAGCAACAACATCAAGATATGTATTTTTCCACAGAGAAAGATATGTATGAGAGAAATGGTCATTCACAAATACAAAGAAAACTACAAGAACTAGATTCCGGCTTAGAAACCAGAGAACGAATGATGGTACAAAAAGAAATTCATCGTATTTCGCAATTACAATTTGAAAATAGATATCCTAGTAAATCTGTATTTGAATTTCCGAAAGAGAAAAAGAAAGTACAACCTTCTTATTATATCATGTTAAATGAATTTCCTTTAGAAAATTTAGAAATTAACATTTAGTATAGTTTGTGACACCGTCCCATTTGATACTATAGTTGTTTGCCCATTTTTGTTTGGTACATAGTGGTACATTTGTAAAATCAAGCGATCCACTGGCATGATTCTGGTAGCCATATGTATCTTTGACAGTACCATATTCTTGTATAGTACCAGTTCCTTTATTCGCATCACCCATTCTACAGTAAGAACCGTCTATAAACCATCCATCTGGACATTTTGCTTGGGTTGGTGGAAACACATCCACCGATTTACTTTTATGTAACATGATACCAATGATAATTAAACATACAACAAAAAAAGCAAGTGCGATAACACAAACAATGATATAGAAGGCTTCCATTATATAATGAATAGATTATTTTATAATGAGATTTCTTTCCTTTAGAAAACCTGCCTAAATAATGCTGATTACTTTAGAATTTCTTTTTTCTAATGAAAAATGTATAATGAATTTAAACGGCACGTCTCTTTCTAACACTCAAACAACTATTATAGATATGGAAAGATATAATGGCCGTATAAATATTTTGGACCCAATGGATCCAAATTTACGTTTTCAAATGCAAGAAAAAATTGCAAATAGAAATAAAGCAACAGAATATCGTGATTCCCTAAATGGTTTAACTGAATCTAGTCCACTATCGGATCTTTATTTTTCTGAACAAAATATTAGAGTTCTTCAAGAAGGATTACGTGTAGGTGTGTATGAAATGTCTAATAGACAATTCAATATTCCTCCACAGAATTTGGATCAATTAAAAATTATTATGCGAAGTATTTATTTACAATATGCAACTCATTCAGAACGAGAAAGTATTCCGTCTCAAGTAGACCGTTTAAATAAATTAGTTTTAGACTATTCAGTGAAATTTGTATATAAGGAAGCTATTGGCTATTTAAAATATTGTCAAGACCAAAGTACTCTTGTGGTTCCATTAGATAGACCTGCTTTGGTAGATAGAGATTTCAAACCTTTAGAGTGCAAAACATGGATTTAATTTTCTTTGGTAAAAGATATAATGGCATCAAAACCATGTCCAACTACATGTCCGAACTTTTCTGACAGCTTCTTAGATATATTTTTCCCATCCCTTACCAATACCCCAATCACCAATACCAATGAAAAAACCTATAACACCAAAGAGTATTTTGTGATTGATTTATTTTCAGAATCTCCATTCCCTGACAAAGATGGGAAGTTTAATAAACGTGACGATAAGACGGATGTGTATGGTGAAAAGGTGATTCGTCGTGTGGTTGAAACGGATCCATATACAAAACTCTTAAGTGATGTATATCAAGTAGAATCCATGATGAACTTTTTGACAGAAACAGGATCGAATTTACAAGATGAATCGTTACATAAACCAAAATATACAGCCAAATTATCAATAGACGAAACAGTATCCAAGCAAGCCTTTGTTAACAAGTAGTTTTAGAAAATCTCTTCTATCTTTCACGTTGTAATTCATCCTCTTTTCTCTAGTTGTAGACTATATGTTAGCTGTACAATATATTCACCGAAGCAATCAAGAGATTTTATGGCAAACATTTTGTCAAATACATGAATTTGGTCTGTTATCACAAATAGAAAAAGAAAAAATTTTCAAACACACGTTAATGAACATGTATGAATATTTAACAAAAAATGTTAAAAATTCACAAATACAAACTTTACTAGATTGTAACAAACAAACGATTGTCTTATTTAGTAATTTGATAAGAAATGAAAAACAAAATAGAATAACAGAGAACCAGAAAAAGACAGAGAACCATAAAAAGACAGAGAACTCACAAATTTTCTCTGATCCAATCAATCAGAGGTTGTCTGAAAATCAAAACCGTTTACCAGAACCGAATCAGATCAAGGTGGAATTTGATAAAAGACAAGATGAATATTCTCAAATGAATAAAAAGCCAGAGGTTCAGAAACCAATGGAGTTATTAAGTGAAAAATATGAAGATAAGATAGAAAATATGGAAGAAGTGTTAAAACAATATCAACAAGAAAGAAATTTAGAAGAAACAAAATTGAACGAAAAAAAAGAAATAGAAACAGAAACAAAATTGAACGAAAAAAAAGGAATTGAGACAGTGGAAGAAATAAAAACAGTGGAAGAAATAGAAACAGTGGAAGAAATAAAAACAGTGGAAGAAATAAAAACAGTGGAAGAAACAGAAACAGTGGAAGAAACAGAAACAGTGGAAGAAACAGAAACA